TGTAACTGTACTAGCTGTGTACCAAATACCAGTTGAAGGATTTAAAAATTCTACTTGAGGTACTGACGTAAAGTTTGAACCTGTTATTGTAATAGTTGCTTCTGCATTATCTATTGTGTCTGGTGAAATAGAACTAATAGTTGGTTTAGTTTCTCCAACTGTTACACTTCCACCTAAATTAACTGCTGAACCATTTATAGTAATAGATTGATTAGCTAACTTAGCATTAGTAACTGAATTATCTGCAAGTCTTGCAATGTTAAGAGTTCCAGTTAAACCAGAAGCATCAAAATCTGCTACTGAAAATGTTCCAAAACCAACAATTTCTAAAATATCATTTACACTAGCACCTGTTGTTAAGACTACATTACTTCCATCTGTTGCTGTGTAATCCGAACCATTAACTAATTTTACTCCATTTAAATATACATCAGTAAATCCACTATCATAAGCTAAAGTATTACCATTAGCATCTGCACCAGTAAATGTTGTCTGACTTGCTGTTGCTGTGTATTTGTATCTAGCTGAAGTACCATTAATACTTGAACCTGCTAAATCAAATGACGAGCCATTCCATATTTTTAATTTTCCTGCTGTAGTATCAAACCACATATCTCCATTATCTAAAGAAGTGGTTGGGGCTGTTGCTGAAATTCTATAAACTTCACCAAAGTTATTTACTGAAGCTAGGTTTGTTGCAACTGTATTAATATTTGTAATTGCTCCACCAACATTATTAACATTAGTGATTGCTCCTGCTACTGAATTAATATTAGCAATATCTGTAGCCACAGTTCCAATATCTGTAGCATCTCCTGCAACAGCAGTTACGTTAGCTGATATACCTGCGACTGTAGTTACATCTGCTGAAACTCCTGCAACACTTGTGATGTTTGTATTATTAGTTGCAACTGTATTAATATTTGTATTGTTACCTGCAACAGTATTTATATTTGTACTGTTTGCATTAACTGCATTGATGTTTGTTGAATTTGAATTTACTGCTGATACTGCACTAGAGATACCTGCAACCGAAGTTACATCACTATCAATACCTGCAACAGTATTTATGTTAGCTGAATTAGCATTAACAGCATTAATGTTTGTGCTGTTTGAATTTACATTAGTTACAGCAGTTGAAATACCTACTACTGAAGTTACATCAGCACTAATTCCTGCAACTGTAGTAACATTGGCATCTATACCTGCTACTGTATTAACATTGGCAATATTTGTACCAACTGTATTAACATTAGTTATATTGTTTGATACTGTATCTATTTCTGAAGTTGCTTCATTTAAATCGTTAGCCGCAGTTTCTATTTCTGAAATAGCTTCATTTAAATCATTTGCTACTGTAACTACGTCTGCAATGTTAGTTGCAACTGTTGTAACATCAGCTATGTTGGTAGCGACTAAACCTATATCTGTAGCATCATTTGCTACTGTTGTTACATTAGCACTAATACCTGCAACCGTTGTAACGTCTGCACTAATGCCTGATACTGTTGTAATATTTGGTAAGTTTGTAGATATGAATTGTTTGTTAACAGCATCAGTATTATCTACAGGGTCTGCAACATTTTTTAATCTTTTATTTTGAGTGTCCCATTGAAAATCTATATTTGATAATTTGATAACATCACCTGCATTATCAATAGCTTCTTGTGACATAAAGAATGCCTGTTCACTATCTGTATCTAAATCATTTTCAGTAAGAACTGAACCAGAAGCATAATCTGTTAATCTAGTTGTTTGTGATGTTGTTCTTCTAATCTCAATAGCTACGCCTGAAGCAGGTGCAGTATTGAATGTAAGGGTAGTTCCTGCGGCATTCAGTGAATAAGCTGTTGTAGCTGACCCTGCAAGAGTGATTGTTAAATCACCTGTAGCTCTATAGCTAAAGGGTATTGAATAAGATGTTGTACTGTTATCGCCTGTATAACGTACAAAACTGTTTGCCATGTGTCATTTTCCTTAATATTTGGATTAGTTTTACTAAAAGAGCAGGTTTAGTCTCTATTGAGCTAACGTCTCTAGGGTTTCGTAGTGTTTTCTGTATTTATTATCTTTGTTTTCATAGACATCTTTTTGTCTTTGAGCAAACTCTGGGAATTCAGACATCATTTGTTGTTTAGAATATCTGTCTATTCTTTTAACAAAATCAATAATAACTTGTGCTTGTTCATCTTTACCGTTGATATTACCATTTGGGTGTTGATATAATTCTCCTTTTTGATTTCCTAAATCGGTAACCATTTTTTCAACATATTCAGCTAATGTATATTGTGTACCATCATAAGACTTGTCATAAATAATACTTCCACTTTCATCTACAACAGTGTTGTTTTTAATCTCTAACATTCTATCGTAAGCTGTTTGATTTTTAGAATTTCTAATATCTTTTAAATTCATACCTCCTGTGCTGTCACCTTTTATTCTAATAGTTTGTACTGGGTGTTTGTATTTAAAATCTCTTTCTCTAATAAATTTAGCTGTTTCTGTGTTCTTAAAATTAGTCATAGCAAACGGAGAAGACCATAGTCCACTTTCACCACCTAATCCAAATAACCAACCATTCTTTCTTTCAATAGGTTCACCAAACATGTTACGTCTAGGCATGATTGCTGTTTTACTGTCCATAGGATTTAGTGATTTTAACCTGTCGCTTAAAGTGTAGAGTTCTCTTTCCCACTCATCATTAACTCTATCCAAATATCTTAAACCTCCTGATAATGGAAATACTTTAAAAGCAAATTGAGATGCAACATTTGTCGCCATTTTTTCTGGTTTTCTTGAAAACATTACATCATCTGAAGTCATTAAGTGTACTAACTCAATAAGATTTTTTGTGTAAAATTTAGAAGTTACATTTCTAGTAAGTGTTGCCACTGTTCCCATAATTAGTTCAGTTGCATCTTTTTCAACTACAGGGTCTAAATCATCTGTATTACTTAATCGACCTTTAAATAAAGAAACCAAATCTGCCGCTATAAAGAATGGCATCATAAGAGGGTCTAATCTGTTTAAAGAAATGTATCTACCATCATCAGTTTTATATGAATATGGTATCTCACCTGTGTTTTGTTCTTTGTCTCTTTGTTTTTTCCACTCTACATCTCCACCACCAACAATTTTACCTGCTAATGCAAAATTAACTGCTGTACCCCATAATGCCCAACCCATTTGTATTCTAGCTTTAGCTTCAGCCGCCGCTTCTGGGTTAAGGTATTCTTTTTTTCTAAAAGGGTTTAAACCTCTAGCTATTTCACTTCTAAATTTACCACTCTTCAATCCTTTTTCTGCTAACATGTGTTGCATTTGAAATTGAAATCTGCCTAGAAAAGGTAAATGCTGTGCTGACCATCTTAATAAGTTTGATGGTGTATTAATAAAGTGAAGACCAAGTAGTCTTAATGATTTGTGTTTTGTGGCAGTTCTTAAAATAGTTCCAGTAAGTTTATCTTCTAGTTTACCTGTGTTTGGATTTATTTGACCTGCTGAAGGTGTGTATGAACCTTCTTGTGCATGGTATAAAGGAGAGTTCAATCTATCATTAACAGTTTGTCCAATTTCAATAGCTGAACCATTTTCTCTTATATACTCTGCTTCTATTTCTTTTGCTCTTTTTTTGTATTTATCCGCATAAGTAATATCTGTTAAACCTAACTTTCTATCTTTAGAAAATTTATAAAATTTATTATCAAACTCTGGGTTTTCTTGTAATATTTTTGAATTAATTAATGATGTCATTCTAGCTTTAAACATCATGGATTTAAGAAATTCATCTCCTGCTGAAAGAACTCTCATAGGTGCTGAAATAACTCTACCTGCTCCTCTAAAAGATTGTGTAACAGCTTTACCTATTTTTGTCCCTTCTAATCCAATAATATCAGTTACAGCCTCACCCCACGCATCAAACAAATCTTGAAGTTGTCCTTGTCTTACGTTGCTATCGTGTTTCATTTGTCTGCTATCAAGTATAGCTCTCCCTTCATAGAAAGATTTACCTGCTCTTTTTAAAGCATGACCAAGAAAAGCATATTGATATAGATAAGTTTGTAATGCTTCTCTCATAATAACTCTTGCCCTGTCTTTATCAGTAAGTGTCATATTTAAACCTCTTAAAAACATTGTTGCAGGTTTCCATTGTGTTTGTACTAAACCAGAGACAATGTTAAGTATGTGGGTATCAGGTGAAGATAGAAGGTTGTTGTTTACAAATTCCATTCCAAGTTCCCAGTTATTTACTTTTCTTACATTTTGTAATGCTCTAATAATTTGGTCTCTGTCAGATAACTTACCAACCGCATTCATAAATTCCCATTTTTGTTCTGGTGTTCCTTTTGCTAATTCTAACATTTTAGGATTTTCTGGCTCAGTCATTAATTTTGCGGCTCTTGTTCCGTCAGCATCAATATTTCTTGCGTTCAAACCTCTTGCAACATTTGTACCCATGACACTATCAATCATCAACTCTGTTGATGTCTCTGCCATTTTTTTATCGAAGTCCGCTATTAATTGTAATTTTTCATTAGGTGTTAAATCAAGTCTATTACTTTCTGTCCCTAACGCACCCATGATGTCATATTTAGCTTTAATCTTATCTTTCTGTGCAACCATTGTTGCATATAAATTTACAAAGTCTTCACCATAAGCAACTCTTTCAGCAAACTCTGTTAATTTTTTAGGGTCAGCACCAAACAATCTAACTGCATCATTAATCATTTGTTCGTGAGTTATTGTACCTTTTTTTAATTTATCAGTGGTTTCATCAATCGTAAATTTAATTAATCCTTCATTACTTTGTTTTTGGTCAGAACTAGGATTTTTAAATTTAGTAGCGTTGTTTGATTTTAATGGAGGTTTATCTTCAGGAGTTATTTCACCTCGATTGAGGTCATTGATATATTCTTTTGTAGTTTTAGGAGTAGGTTTAATTTTTAAAGAAGAAGTATTATCATCTGGTACAAGCACGTCAAACAGCTGTGAGCCTGTCATAGTGCTTCGACCTTTAGCTTCTATTTCTAATAATTGCTTAACACTTTTTCTTCTTAATGAATTGTTTGTTAATTTAAAAGCACCTGCCGCAAATACAGAACCAAAAGCTGTTCCAAAGCCAAACCCTGCGGCTGAAGCTATTGCACTTCTTCCTGCACTGTATTTGTCTTGTATACCTGCTTCTATGTTTGTGTGTTGTAGTAGAGCATCTTGACCACCTGCAATAACAGTATTGATACCACCCTCAACTAATCCACCTTTTATGACAGCTTTACCTAATGCTTGTTTGTTTGCATATTTAGCTGTTTCTTTTAATGCTTGTTCATTTATCTCACCTGCAATTTTATTTTTGATAGTAACTCTTAATGCTTGTTTATATGCTGTTTTAGCCGCTTGACCACCAACACCCATACCCACTAAATTTACAGGGTCAGCTATCATTGCACTTCCATTATCAACTAACCATGCACCAAAACTTCTATTTGGGTCATTCCAAAATGAAGGCATGTTTTGATATGTTTCTGAGATGTATGCAAATTCTTTTAATCTTTGTTCATCATCTTCATTCATTACGTTAGATAAATCCATACCCATAGAGACAGTATTGTTTGTTCTCCAAGACCTATCTGTATAGAAATATTCTAACAAATCTGCATGAGACATCTTGTTAAATTTTTTATCGTCTTCTCTATAAGAATAATAACTTTTTAATGTTTTATAAAAATCTTCTGTTTGTATTTGTTCTAAAGCATCAGTTTCAGTTTTAGCTACTTCAGGTACTTTATACGTTGACGCATCTAGTACGCTATCGTTGTTTTCTTCTGTCGTATCAAATGAGCCAAAAGTTGCCATTTATTATTCTCCTATTAAAGTTTGAAATATTTTATCTAATTGCTTGTATATTTTCTGGTCTTCGTTTTTATTACCAGTTGTCATTTTAAGATTAGAAGCAACTTGTTTTACAATGTCTTGATAATCTGCTGTAGACATCATTTCAAATACTTCTTTAGTCATTGTGTCACCAACTATTGAAGTAATGTATTTTTGTATTTTAGGTAACGTCTGTTGTCTGTATTTATCATCTTCAGAAATAATACCTTCTATTATAGTTTTTCTTAATTTAGGAGGGTCAATCATTTCAAAATTTTCTAATACAGTGTCTACGTATCCTCTTAATGTGATTGCTTCTCCATCTATTCCAGTCGAGATAACTGTCTCATCTTTTTGTCTTTGCTCTTCTTTTTCCAATGATTTTTCTAACTCAATTTCATTTTCTTTAAAAGTATTTGCAGCTTGGTCATCAAAAGTTACTAAAGGTTTTGCTGTAGTATTTATTCCAGTCTTGTATTGTTTAGTGATGTATTTTTCTAATTTTTCCATGAAAACATCTCTTTCATCATTCGTAGGTTTTCTGCCTTCTCTTTTAAAAAAGTCACTTTCAAAATCATAAATTTCTCTTATAACATGACGAGTAGTATAACTTTCAGCAATGGCTTGTAATTTTGCTTTATCACTCCTAGTGCTATCTTTATATGCTCCCTCAACAATATTCATAATAGCTTTAGAGCCTGAAGAATACGCTAGGTTATTTAAGTGTAGTTTCGCATTGTCATCTTTTTGTGAGTTCTCATAGTGGTCTAACATTGCACCCATTTCTCTAGGGTCAGTATCTAATTTGTTAAACGCTTCTTTCATTTCTTCTACATCTGCAAAACCATCAGAATAAATCTTTGTAACAAAATCGTCCATAATTGCAGGGTCATCATTAATATATAAATCTGCCTTCATATATTTATCAAAGTTAGTCACTGCCGCACCATCACCCATAGCTTCTAATCTATCTCTTAAAGCCATCTTTTCTGTGTGATTTCTAGGTCTTGTAGTAGTGTTGCCTTCAGCATCAGTTTCAGTAACATCAGAGTATAATTCAGCATAGATAGATTTAACTTCTTGCTCTCTTTGATATTCTTTTTCTTCTCTATCGTTAGCTTCTAAATTTCTTCTCTTTCTTGTTAACTCATCTTGGATAGATATAACCTCTTTAGATTTTCTTGAGGCTAAAGTACCAATAGCTGAACCACTTTTAGAATACCCCAAATTAGTATTCATTAAAATATCTGCTCTATCTAAATCATCTTCCGTTTTTGCATTAGCGATAATGTCGAGAACACTTCGTCTAACAACAGCTAAAGTTTCGGCATTAGTATACAATAGAGTTTTACTTTTACCATCTCTTGAAGGTAGTTCTATTTGTAAATCTTTTAATATTGATGGTAAATTTTTCTTTAAAGTTTCTATAGGTTCATCTGATAATATTCCTGCACCTTCCATTACTTTTTTTACTGAATTAGCTTCTCCTCGAAGTTTTGAATCTTCTACTGCATCTCTTGCTCTAAATTCATTAAAATGTTTTGTAAATCCTAATAAAGTTGCACTATCCATTGCCTTCGTATCAGGCATATATTGTTTATAAAACATATCAAGATTAGTGCTTTCATCTGTAATGTCATAATTATTATCTTCTTTGCCTTGTGTTATAGCATTAATAACTTCATGTGCTTTAACTTTTCCTGCATGATAATTTGTAGTAGCATCAATGTATTTACCAGTTAACTCTGGGTGTTTCCCTGAAATAATCTCTGCTTGTATAGTTTCAAAAGATTTACCTGTTGCATACATCTCGTCTATCTTTGCAATAGCCGCATCTTTTTTTCTATCAATTCTTAATTCATTTGCTTTACCAATTTTGTAACCTGCGTCAGTTAAAGATTTAGCTAAACCATCAACACTACTACCTGATGATACATACCCCGCACTACCTGCACCATAGTATTTATTTGTTCCTTGTCTTTTATATTCAGCCATTATTATCCTTTATTGTTTTTTTGCCGCTTTATCTTTTTCATTTTGTTGGTAACCTTGACTAGCACTTGTAGCAATACCAATGATTAATCCTGCTCTTGATGGGTCTGTAGGTGGTTTTAAACTGTTATAAGTTTTTACTTGGTTAGCGTATGCTTCCGTTTTCTGATTAGCAAATAATTGCATGTCTTTATCGTAACCACTTGTAATTTCATTCCAATCTTCATCATATAACGCACCAATAGATTGAACTATTTTTGTATTGTTTGCGTCACCTAAATTAATTTTTTGTGCAATTTCTCCATCTCTTGTTGCTTTAGTTTTAAGTTCAGCCTTTGCTTTCTCCATATCAGCATTAACTTTCTCTTGGTCAATTTTGTTAAGGTCGTGTAAATACCCTCTATCGGCGTTTCGTCTTGTTGCA